AAAAAAGTAATTGTCTGAAGCGACGAAACACTGCCAATTGTTAGCCACGCTCCAGAAGGGAGACTGCCCCCAAGATTGGTCCCGTTAACAGTAAAATGCCCTGCAGCAGGACTGCCCGCTTTATTTAAGTACATTCTCAAAGAACTACTTACAGCAATTCCCCCTCCAGAAAAACCTGTAAAGTCGAATGTCACTGTGGAATTGTCACTTGGTTCGCAAAAAGTTGACAAACTGCCATCAAATGCTTTGGCATAACCTTTGTTTGCGCCAGTACCCCCGGAACCATTGCTGCTATAAGCTGTCCCAACACCAGCGTTTAAATTGTTAACGGTCCAGGTGTTTGAGTTACCGGCTGAGTCGGTGCCTAGCGCCGCATTGCTGCTGTTATCTGCAAACTTAAGCCTGAATCCATTCGTTCCAAATGTCAGCCCGGCTGTATCTTTGGCTTGCCACACCCCGTTATCGTCAAACGCTCCAAATGACGTGGGGTCAAGCGCCTGCCCGTCAATGAAGTTGACCTCGGCTAGGTACCCATCAAAATATCGATTCGTTGTGTTTTCTGTGCCAATAAAGTGTGCGTTAGTAGTATTGACTTCGGTGTCAATATTTTGCGTCCAAACAGTGCTTTGCAGGGTCTGAAGCACTCCGTTTACATATATCTTTAGGCCGCTAGTTGCATTGGCCTGAGTTGTATCCATTGCTAGTACGACGTGCATCCATCCGCTGAAATCCCTGAATACCGCGACAGTTCTTCCTCCTGGGGATCCAACATTAAAATTGTTTTCAACGCGCAGTGTATCGTCAGTAGAATTGTCAAATCTAAACGTAAATTGTGTTGCGCTTGAACCTCCATTAACTGCAAACAACGGTTTAGTATTCGTTTCGGAACTGGCAGATTTTTTTATCCAGCCTGACCATGTAAATGTTTTTCGGTTAGAAGCAGCACTTGGGGTTCTGCTTAAATTTGCACTATCTGCGCTGTTAAATCTAAGCGACCTGGAAATCTCAAAATCGCCCGCCGCTCCAGTCGTTGCTAGAAACAGCGGACTTGCAGCACCAGGAATACTCATGAAACGTTTAGCAGCGAAGTAACCGTGATGCGCGTTGCGCTCTCGCAATAATAAGCCAATACATCAACAGCAGCAGCCGTTCCAGTTAGCTGAGGTGCGCTTGCAGACCCTCCCGAAAACTTCCACTTTGTTCCGGTGTAGCTAAGCGTGCGACTGCCCGTTCCATCCTGCGTAACCACAATCACACCAGACTGACCAGCAGTGACATTGCTTGGATCGCCAAGTGTTCTGTTGCCAGCAAGAGTCACGCTGAAGTTGTTGCCTAGGCTCATGTCAACAGCAATCGTTGTTGCATCGGTCAATGCAACAGGCGTTCCACGCTGCGCTTTCGTGTAACTCTGAGCAATAGCAAGGCCAGCAAGCGTCGTAGTAGAAGCAGGAATCGTGACCGTAACGTCAGCACCTGGATCAGCAACACTCAGTGTCAGCTCATGTGCGTCAGGCGTTGCACCTTCAAAGATCAAGCTGCCATTGAACGTAGCGTTGCCAACAAAGGTTGATGTGCTGTCGAACGTTGCAACACCTGTGACATCTAACGTTCCAGGAATATCAACGTTGCTTGTAAATTCAACACCGCTGCCAGCAGTATCAGTCTGTAGCAATTGACGTGCTGTGCCGTTTGCAAGCTTGCTAACTGCAATCTCAGCTGTAGCACTAACGTCAGCATCGACGATCGTGGCGTCAGCAATCATTGCGCTGGTGACTGTTCCCGTATCACCTGTCGTGACTACGTTGCCGCTGACATTCGGAAAAGCAATTGTGCGATCAGCCGTGGCGTTGACAACTGTGATCGTGGTCTCGTACTGGTCATCTGCAGAGCCTTCAAACGCCAAAACAGCGTTTTGACCCAGCAATACCGTTCCAGTAAATGTTGGGCTAGCAGCTCCAATCTTTTCAGCATCTAATTCTTGTAATGCAGCCTGCACGTCTGTAGCCGCGATGCCTCCAGTCGCAACAACCGAAATATTTGCCGCCGTCTGGCCAGCAATAGCGTTTGAAACATCGATTAGCTGGAACGTTGATGCTCCTGCACCCAAAGATATGAGCATGTCTGGCGGCGCCAAACTCACGGCAGGGGCATTACCTGAACCTGTTCCAGAGTCACTAACAACCACGTAATAGTTGAGGTTGCCTGTTGCAGGCGTCGGCAACGCACCACCAGCACTAAAGCCAGCGGCAGAGCCCGCAGTCGTAACCGTGCCTACAAGGTTAGTGTTGGCGTTATACGTTCCAGCGTTAACAAGGTTGCCGCTAATAACCGTGATTGGTAGGAACGATTCTCCAGTAAAGACGTAAAGATCTTCGTTTTTCTCATCAAAGAAGAACTGACCTTTGTAATCACCAGCCGGAAATGTAACGACGTTATCTGTTGCGCCAGCACCACCAAACTTGGTAACAGATTGATCGGCTAGTTTCTCTGCGGTAACAGCATCAGTTGCAAGAATTGCGCTTCCAATTGTTCCGCTAGTCAGCTTTGCTGCCGATATATCTGGGATGTCTGTTGCCGCCAAAGTAGCGCCAGCACTAATGTGCCCTTGGCCGTCAACCGTAACTTTCGTATAAGTTCCAGCTGCAACACTATTGCTGTGATTGATGTTGCCGCTGCCATCAACGGCAAGCCCTGATCCAGGAATAACGGCACCTCTTGCGCTACCTGTCGCAACCGGTAAATCTGCTGACGTAAGAACGCGACCGCCAGTAACTAAACCTTTGGCGCTATAAGTTACGACATGATGTGTAGTGCTAAGCGTTACGTCGTTATCAACTTCAATGGTGTTGGAATCCATGCGGAGTCCTTCACCGTTAACAACAACACCACCCTTGGCGCTTGTTGTCGCAGCAGGCAGGTCACTGCCGTCAATAATCCTGTACGCAACCGCACCAGCCCCACTGGTTGGGCCTGCTAAAAACTTGTTTGCCGCATCAGTGTCGTTATTGGTTGCAGCAATCGAAACGCTTGATCCGGTGGTGGTGACAACAATGTCAACTAAGCCAACCGTGCTGCCAGCGACAGTATTAATAGACCCGGCTGCCTTAAGGCTGAGCCATGCACTGCCGTTCCAGCAGTACAGGAAGTTGTCGTCAGTGTCTAAAGCAAGTTGACCAGTAAACGCTCCAGATGTAGGCAGCGTCGTAACTAGATCAACAGTAGATTCGTTAGCAAGCTTGGCGGCTGTGATGCTGTCATCAGCGACCTTGGCTGTAGTTATTGCGGCATCGGCAATGTCTGCTGTAGCAATGCCACCAGCAGCGAACAAAATCTTTGCACCTGGAATTGCGTCATCAGCAATCAGGGTGACGCCATTGGCGATCAAGTCACCAATTGTCAGCTTTTTTGATGCTGCCGCGCCAGTGTCAACGGCAACTAGCAGGTCGTCTGCTGCTAAGTCAGCACCAGCAAGAGCTGGCAAGTCTGAAATCTTTAAATTGGCCATGGTGCTAGTGCCTTAAGGAGAAGAAGGGCTGCCTGTGTTGACGTTAGGATCCTGGTCCAAAGGAATGAAGTCTCCATTCTCTTGGGTGATAGCATCATCCACCATGGTGTTCATCCTTAGCTTAACCTTTCCAGTTGTAATAAAATCTGCTGTAATTCGCACAGCATTGTCGGTAGCAAACTGAACCGCGCAGGATGTGATAACTGCATCGAAGTCGTAAAAAATTTCGTCGTTTTCTCTTGCGAGTAGTCCTCCAGGATGGTGACCCGGAGCTTTTAAGTAAAACAGTGCGCGAAAGTTTGAACCAATTTTGGTGCGCAAGATAAGCTCAACTAAATAATTAGGTAGTTCTTGAGTCGTGTCGCCTGTGTATTCCCAAAGGCATGTCATGCGGCCAGAGCCAGACATCAAAGTACTTATTCGGTTGCGAAATTCATCAGAAAGAGATGTTGTATCTATAGTTTCGCGTTCAGTATTTAACTCATAATTGGTGACTTGAGCAAGAATTTTTGCTTTTTTACCTATTACTTTTATTTTTACGTCTATATCACTTGATATGTCAGCAAGGTCAATCGCCTCAGACTTTAACCCATTAACAGCTTTAGCAAAAGTGTTATAAAGCCTTATTCCGCCTAGCTCATTGACGTGGACATGGCGCTCAATCCTTGCTTCAGTGAAACCCTGTACAAAAGTAAGATTTTTCTTTGTCTTTCCGGTACTATCGCTTGGGTCAAAACCCCTAATGATAATTTCGTCGCCAGTTATTAACTGGCCAAACTCATAATTTTGGTCGGGGTCAGGATCAAGTTCAGTCGGAACCGTAACACCAAAAATTTTGTCGTCAACACGAATATCAGACGGTTTGATTGTTGCGCGAAACCCTTTCAGGTCAGACTTTCGCCGCAGCTCAACTTTGCCAAACGCACCAAGGTAAACGCTCATTACAACTTCAATCCTGCAATCGCTCCACTGTTTTGAAACTGAATGTCAGCAGCGCAAATTTCACCAACGCTCATTGTTAGCGTCATACTTGTAATTAAAATTTTCATCTCGACAAATAAACCTTGGCTGCTACCATCGTTTATTTTTAACTTTAAATCTGAAAAAAGCTCATTAGAGCTTTCTTGATCCCCTTGACCAAGCGGTGCTTCTGTACCGGCACCCCCGGTTGCTGTCTTAGAAATTTTTCTGATAAACATAGAAGCTGCTGAGTCACTTAATTTGCCGCTGTCTTCTTGGTAATACAAAATTCGACAACTGCCTGTTGTCGTTCTTTTAACTGGAAGGATTGTGGTATCTGTCGATCCCAACGCTGAAGTGTCTACGGTTTGAACGTTGACCGAAAAACTCCAGTTTTGAACAGAAGCAATTTTATTGCCTTCAAGCTCTAACGACCCGTGCTCTCCAGTAAAAAACGCCATCAGACAACGCCTATCAGAGCCACTGTAACAGTGCTAACTCCTGCGGCCACCTGCGTGATAACAGGAGCGCTTTCGTATCGATATTTGGCCGTGTTGTCTGGGTTCTTCTTGATGGTTGAGGTTGCTGTCCCCTCCCAACCATCAACTATGTCTTTCCCTGCGCTGCTGGCGCTAAAAGTTTTAAAACTGCCTTGCCTGTCGTCATAATGCTTTACAAACTCCTCCGCACTGACATCTGAGATGTTGGCGTAAGTCAGTGACAGCTTCATGTCTGTGCGACTTGATCCGTACAGAATCCGGGTCTCACTTCCGTTTTGAGCCTTAAACGTCTTGACTGGATACGTTCCAGGATCAAACGTTCTTGCTGTGGGTTTGAGCGGAGGAAAGTCCATTAATCGTCAGCAGGGACAACGTTGAATGTGCCGCTTTCTATAAGGTGAGCAAGCTTGCTGCTCCCATCATCATTGCAAGGGTGCTCTGATGCAACAATGTCCACAGTACCCTCCTGAGAGAACGTCAACTGCTCTACAACATAAACGTTTTCAGAGACGCTGGAATTGACCAAGGTGAAAACAGAATCATGAAATTTTGATTCTGTAACGATCCCATTAGAAACCGTCATCCTGCCGTCTTGAACTTCTTCTGAATCAGTCTTGAAGAATGAAACGTCATAGTCCCCGTCATCTAAGTGGGTGACACTGGTTACTTGTCCATTCGTTCCAATGGTCCCGTTGTTAGCTGAGCTGTAAGGGCTTGACTCTGTAATGACCTTAATAAACGCCCCAGCCTCAAGGTTTAAGCCGTGAACTGTTGTTGAGAAGCTAATCGTATGTGTTACAAGTTCGCGCAAGCCAAGAAAATATTTAGCAACTTTTACAGCGTGTCCTTTTGAAGTACAGAACTGAGTAAGGTTAAACTGCTCGTGCGGCAAACTTCCGATATCTAAGTCTTTTAGTTTGTTGGCAAATGCGTTATTTTTTATTCTAACTTCAACAACTTTTTCTTCTGGAAATTTGTTTCTTGATTCCTGTCTATAGCGAACAGTAGCTTTAAACGGCCTACGCTCTTCTGCCCTTAAATACTCGAGCTTGAATGAGTCTTCTAATATGTTCCCAGAGGTGAATAGCTGTTTAATTTCAACAGCTCCTGTGTTGATACTGCCGTTGGTCTTACTTGGCACGGCGGGCACTAAGGCAAACTTGCCGTCAGCTAGAATAAAGTTGCATAAGAAATTTGGGGCCATGTCTGTTATAAATTGACGCAAGTTTACGTTTTCGCCAATAACGCCATTGAAAAACAACTCTTGTTTTTCTAAAAAACGCGAAGTGGCTATAAGTTTTTCTTTGTCTACTAAGTCTGGGTTGGCTGCGTTCATTCCCATCAGACCGCCAACACCTGATATTTGATTGGTAAACAAATGAAACACAAGATCTGTTAACAGGTTGCTAGGCCCTTCAGAAGATTCATTGTCTTCATAGGTAGATAAATCATGATGCAGCCTTTCGACACAGATACCTTTTCCAACCCAAGTACGCACTTGGTCAAGCTGGGTAAAATTACGACTAGCTTTTAATGAAAGCCCGGCCATCGTCAAATCGTTAAAAACAGGAGCCTGATCGTTAGGCAAAATTTCGTTGACATAAACAACCTCGTGCTCAGGCTCGTTTTCGTTTGATTTTTTGACGAGAGATCTATAAAAGCTGATATCGTTAAATTGGCTTTGCCCTTCAAAAACAACTTCTGCATCAACCGTACCAGTCTCAGAAAGCTTTTCTAGCTGAGTAATTTTAAATCTAAAACCAGCGCTGTCGTAAACAGTCTTGAACGGATTGTTATTTGTAATAGCCAATTCTGCGGTAAAAGTATCATTGACGTCCCAGTCCGATGTCGTGCTGTTCCCTTGAAGAATTTTAAAACTTGGTTGCTCCCAACTAACAGATTCTCCTGACCAGTGATCGTCAGGCAAGTCTTTCACTTCAGACTTGTATTGAATTCGAATGCTGTTACCATCATCGTTTGTATATGTTGCGCCAACTGTCCTAGTCGTTCCAACTTCAAGGTCTCTTGCATAATGACCGGCGCTACCAAATAACTCGTAAAAGAAACCAGCGGTTCTTCCAGGTATAGTTGCAAGTGATTCTGTAGATGTCACTTTATAGACTTGCCCTGACCAGCGAAGAACTGTAGCCGGGTTCGTCGACTTATTCTTTCTAAAATTATTAGAGCTTGAATAAGGGTTTGGATCGCCCCCAGGAACATCCGTTCCACCTTCGCCGCGTTTTACTTTGATGCGATCACCAACAGCATAGCTTCTTGAGCTGAGCAAAACTTCTACTCCTTGAGGAGCCCATACATGCTTTTGTTTAGGAGAACCGTTTTTTCTCGCAAAATGTGAGTCTGGCAGTTTTCTTTTTAATAGGGTCCAACGAAGAATTACAAAATCAGTGCCGTCTGCGTTAAAAAATTCTTTGGTAATAATAGTAGTCGTTTGGTTGCTGCCAACATCGCTGTCGTCAGGGTTGCCAGCCATCTCAAATGTCATCGCGCCATTCCTGCCTGCAACTGCGTCGGGCAGGTTAGATACGTTTTCTTTGAGCTCTAGCGAAGCTATTTGATTGTCAGGGCCGTCTTGTCTAACAGGAATAAGTGCTATTTTTTCGACGGCAGTTGGCGGGCCAAACGTTGATGGTTGAAAAGAAAAATTTGGCTTTCTAGTAAATTCTTTATTGGCTCTTATCGTTGATCTCTGCACTAACGACCCAGCAGCAACAACTTTAAATGTACCGTTAATGCCATCAACCTTAACCTCCTCTTCTACTAAAGAAGTTTCAGCTTCGCTGTCTGAACGGGTTGCCGCAAGTTTTATAAATTCAACAGTATCTCCAACTGAATGCATTTCTGCAGCAGGCATAGGCACAATCTTAAATTCAAGCTCTTGAGGTTTTAAATTTTGTGGGTTTTTAATTCTAATAAAGTTGTACTGCGCAACAGGCCGCCGCCCTACCACTGTAAAAAACACCTCAGAATCCGTACGCTTACTAACTAAAGGCTTAAAATCAAACTTTTCATTGTCTTTGTCGACGCCTGCTTTCCTAATAAACACCCTAAAAGACGAAGACCTGGCAATCGTTGCTGTGATTGTTCCGGTGGACACTACTACATTGTCCTTGCCGTACTCTTTAATTTCTTTTGATGATGGTAGCCCAGGAAAAGAACACAGCCCCTGCAAGTTTTGATATACGCTGCTTTTTATTCCTAGCTCTGTTACGACTGCTGGGCGGTTATTTCGGATAGTCGCTGTGGCAATGTGGGTAAGAGGGAAAAATCCTGGTCCCACGCCATCAATATCGTCTATATAAACCTCCGGCCTAATAACTTTATCTAGGCTCACAATGCCTATTCTTTTCAATATTGAGTCTTTTGTTTCAATACACTCAAGGAAAATTTGTTGATCTTTTTTCTTTGTAAGTTCTGGGTTGAACTCAATATCTCTTTTAATAACTTTCCATAAGGTATTGCCAATTGCAAATATTTCGCCTTTTTGCATTGCTGCATCAGCTGCAAGTTGATCAGACAAAACTGTTGAGTTTATGTCATCCACTTTTTCGCCAACTTCGTCCCCATCTTTATTTTTTTTACCTTTGTAAACGTCTTCAGGTATTTCGGAATGAGAAATTCGAAAAACTACTTTGTCACCTACCTTGACGTTGACTACTTTTGTTAGCTCATCGCCGTCTGTTGTCGTGACAATTGAATCGCTGTTTGGTACGGGGCGGATATGCTTAAA